AATGAAGATAAGTCCACTATCAACGCTATTTGCTGCCAAGGCCCCTTGGAATCCGAACTTCTTTGGGAGTAATTTGGCAGCTTGGTACGATGCAGCGGATTCTCGAACGATAACCCAGTCAGGTGGTCTGGTCAGTCAGTGGAACGACAAGAGTGGCAACGGCTACCACGTCAGCAACGCTACAGCAGCGACTCAGCCGGACTATCTTGCGACGGGCTTTAACGGCAGACCAACGTTGCAAGTCGTTGGGGGTGATTTTCTTAATCGTGGCACGACTGCGCTCGGAAGAAATGTCGGCGGAATAACCTGCGCGTTGGTTGGCCTGCACCCAACAGGGCAGACGTTCACTGCAAATGCCAACGAGATTTTTATTAGTACAGCAGGAGATGCTGGCGTAACCCGTTTTTCTACTTCTCCAAATGCAACAGCGGGTGCTACCGCTGACAGATATGCTATTGCAGGTCGTCGCTTGGATGGTGATTCGTTTGCAAGCGTTTCCTCCACTACTGATTCGCTGGCGAATCGTGGCAACCCGTGGATTCGTGTCGCACAGCGAGCATATTCAGATGGTGTGGCAAATCACTGGACCAACGGCACGCAAGACATGACCAACGAGGTGGTGGGCACGCAAACGGCTGGCAACACCAGCGACACAGACTCTTTGCGGATTTCGATCTTTTCAGGCGCAAACGCTATGCCAACAGGCACGCAGTTGTCGGAAATCGTGCTGACGCACTCCACGATGACCACCGCCGACCGCCAGAAACTCGAAGGCTATCTCACATGGAAATGGGGCCTGTCTTATGCGCTGCCCAACAACCACCCCTACAAGTGGGACACCTCGCTGTTTGGCGGCACCGACCTGAGCGGCCTTGACGCAGACGCCAAGACCTACATCACCTCCGTCGAGACTGCCGACAAGCAAGATCTCGAAACGGGCGTTCGCACAGCGATCAACGCTTTCGTGGTGGGCTGCAAGGCCGATGGTATCTGGAATGCTATCGAGGCTTCTGCAATCTTGGCTGGCGCAAGGACTCTAGCTGGTGCATTGCAACCGCTGGTGGGGACAGCGCCCACGAACTTTAATTTTGTATCGGGGGATTACAACCGAGCAACGGGACTGATTGGGAATGGGAGCACGAAGTATTTGAATAGCAACAGAGCTGGCAATACAGAAGCATTAAACAACCAGCACATGTCCGTTTATGTTGGCACCGCAGCTACTGCTACAAATGCCTACATCGGACTCGGTGGCGACACCGGGATTTACAGGAATACTACTTTTAACGCTATAGACGTTCGCAGTCGCAACTCTAGTGGCGGGACTACAGGTTCTATAAACTCCATAGGACTTATGGGTATCTCTCGCAGCAATGCCAGTAACTTTGACGCAAGAGTCGATGGAAATACTGTAATTATTAATAGCGCGTCCACTACTCTTAATACTCAAAACACCACCGTATTTGCAAGGGAATCAGGCACAAGTCTGCTTGCCGACGCTCGCCTCGCCTTCTATTCCATCGGTGAAGCCCTAGACCTCGCCCTACTCGATACGCGAGTCACAAATCTAATGAATCAAATTAACGGAGCCATACCATGAACGCCCTGATCTTCACCGACACTGACGCCCAAACACTGATCGCCAATCAATCAGGGCAACATCGCCTTGCACCAGTGCAACTCACAGACGGGCGCTGGTTCCTGATGGAGGACATCCTGACGGAGATCCCTGACGGGTTGTTTCAGGACAAGTTGAAAGTCACTTACTCGGTGCAGCCGTTTGAGAGCATTCAGCCCCTGATTCCCGTGGTGGAGGAAGTCTAATGAACGAAGCAGTATTTAACACCTACGAAGAAGCAGAATCAAGGCAAGCCCTTGACCTGCAAGACCATCTTGCAGTTCATAACGACCAACCCTACGTTTCGCAGACAACCAGATGGGCAGAACCAAAACAAAGGCTAGACGGTAAATGGGCTTATCCTTGCTGTGAACATAGCGACTATACAGGGTTGATTGTAGAGGCATACGACCCTGCTAACTACCCACAGGAGTCTGAATAATGGCAATTCTTGTTTCATGGCCATCATGGTGGTCAAGTTGTAAGCTCTCAACAAATCGAGATGTTCACTTGTATTCGACTAAAAACATAAGCTAGCATGAGCGACGCCATCCTCCAAGAAATGCGCGATGACATCAAGTCGATCATGCGCGAGGTTACAACCGCAACATCTAAGCTATCAGCACAGGCTGAACGTATTGCAAAGCTTGAATCAGCAGACAGACAGCACGAGAGAGACATAAACGAATGCCATGCAAAGCATCGAGAGCATGAAGGGGCGCAAAGAGAACAAGATAAAAATATGAAGATCTTCGCTGCAGTTGGCACTGCCTTCGGGATCGTCTTGGTCGTCGCTCAATTTATTGACATGTTCAAGGAATAAAAAAATGGCAGCCGGTGTTTTTAATTTCAAAGTCAATCAAGGTGAGACATTTAACCCTGCCATTACATGGAAAGATTCTAACGGGTCAGCATATGACATAACCGGCTACACTGCAAAAATGCAAGTGAGAAGGTTTGAGGGTGACACTGTAATACAAGAATTCACAACCGCAGACGCCACAATGGACATCCCAACCGGAACAGATGGGGTAATAAATCTTCTCTTGACAGCAACAGAAACCGCAGCATTAACAGCGGACACATATATTTATGACCTCCTCTTGGATGATGGAAGCGGGGTAAAAACAAGAATCCTAGAAGGCACTTTCACAGTAAAAGCTCAAGTCACAGTGTAATGGCTTCCACAATTGCCAGTCTTGTAGAAGATACTGAAACCATCACCATTTCCAGCCTTTCAAAATCAGTCACAGACACAAGCACATCAAACACAGTCAGCATTGAAATAGACGGAAAAACCGAGTCAGTTAGTCAGGGTGTTCTTTCGTTGACTGTTCAAGATGATGCGGCTGAAAGTGTTGATAGGATTAATGAGGGGGCGGTTAATGTTGTCGAGTAATCAGACTTTCCAGATCCACCAGAAACGACATAGGACCAGACTATCATGATCGAATTACTCACTTCAGGAATGTTGGGCTCTGGCGTAGGTCTGCTAAAAAACGTTATCACAGCGCGAGGCAAAGCCAATGAACTTAAAGAAATCAGAAAAGCATCACAAGACGAAAAGCAGAGCAAGGCTATTTCAGATTTCATCAATGGCCAGTCTGATAAGCCTTACTTCGTTGGTACTGTCTGGATGCTCACAGCGACAGTATGCCTCTCCATACTCGCCTGCATCAACTTCCCATCAATCCCACTTGTCACAATACCACCAGATGCAAAGCCGAGAGTTCTTGATTTCTACATCTTCAAATACACTTGGCAATCAACGCAGACCATTGTTGTTACAACAGGGGGGGTTGCTTACGACCTCCTTAAAGTCGCTCTTTTTCATATCGGACTGGTCCTCACCTCAGCCAGAAGATAGTCAATGAGAACGCTTTAAGGCTTCACACATAGCAAACATGAGGTTTATCATTTGTCGATGTGATAGCGCGCTCATGATTGCGCTCTCCATTCTTAAAACTTTGGTTTCGCTCCAGTCTGGGTGCATTGAATGAAGCAGTTCATGGACAAGTGTGCTTAAAACTTCCCCCCGTGGGTTGATCTGAATGAAACCTCCGCCCACAAAACAATAACCATGAACGCCCCGCAGACGAGCAAAGCAGAGAACAAAATCAGGGTCTTTAAGCCGACTATAAGCTTTTCTAGTAAAATCATAGATCTCTTTTTTTTCCACTAGATTTGATAGTGCGACATTGGCCCATATTTTTTATTGATCTTCTCACATACTGAACAAGTTCGATTTCCCTCTGACGCGAATTTTTTTCTACACCTGAGACAGTTTCGCATTTTCTTTTCAGGTCTTTTGTGAAAGCGGTCAGAAATACCGCCGTATATTTTGTTATAAAATTTAATATCATATTCATTTTGTAAGTGTTCGTTTGTCTTCTTCATAAACAAAATTGTGTCAAACCCCAAAGCAAGACACAATTTTATGAAAAATTCTATAATCGCAACAAACTTGTGCTAAATTGATTTTTCTAGTTCAGAAATGTATTCACGGCACAATTCAACACGAGATTTGATCGTCTCAATAATCCCCTCATTATACTCAAAGTGAAATTCTTTTATCCTGTGCTTACGATCAAGAAAATCATAACATGGAGCCCACTTGTCTAAATCGTCTGGAGTTGTCATAAGCACATAAGCAACAGTCGCTTTTCTAAGCCCAGTCAAGTGCATATAGCCTTGAACTTGATAAAAATAGTCAATTGTGGGTATTTGTTCATCAAAAAGCGGGAATGTTTTGTGAGTCAAAGGGGCCTTGATGTCAATAATCCTGTCTTCAAAAATCACGTCTGGAGTGCCTGTAAAATACTCATCTTCGAGACGATCCCCAAAATATTTCTGGTATTCTGGATCAAGGTATTCGATCGCGTCAATCTCAACGCGATTACCCTTTTCCGTTTCTTTGCTCCAAAAATAATGCTCGCCATAAATTTTTTCTTCGACCCATTCTTGACAATACGACTTCCCCTCTTTCGTAAGCTCTGGTTTTTTTTCCTTTTTGGAAAGCAGCTTTTCAAGTTCTTCGTCCTGCTTTGCCGTACGCTTTTCTTTGCTTTCAAGCTCTTTTAATCGTTCTTCCTGTCGTTCAGTTAGGTGGTCCTGCTTAAGACCACCCATGATTCTACCGATCGCACTGCATCTAATCTTGAACATTTTGTGCTTTCTCCATATTTTCAAAAGCCTTTTTTAGCTGCGCAATTGTCATCAGCTCGCATCGCTCAGGCACTTCATAACCTTTAGCCTCACAAGCTGCTTTAAAACGCTCCACTTGTTCTTTGGTTGCAGGGGCAGGGTTATCGTTCACACTTGGCGCGCTTTGCTGATTGTAGCTGGTTTGCGCCCCGTTCCCGTCATCGTCCTCATCACATGAAATCATGAGAGCAGCAGAAAAAGCATAGCGACGAGCATAAGTTATTGACGAGCCTGCGCCCTGCGCTCCACCTCCACGACCGAGTGGCAGAAGAAGCTTTCCACAGTTGATACTCTCCCCACTTTCGTGAATAATTACAGTCTCGACGCCACAGTTCCCATCTTCAAAAACGGGCATTTGAATAACGCTCAAGCCATGCTTTGTCAAAATGGGCCTTGCCATTTCTATAATCTCGTCCAGTCCCGCATACTTGCTTTTGAAGTGCAGGTTGTTTCGTGACTTTGCTACCGCTAACATTTCACCCTGCGCCAAGCAAAGGGCTTTCGCGATTGTTCCATTTTTTTGTTCTTCCATTTTGTCTTTTCCTTATGATATGGTTTTAAAATTCATTTTTAGTTGTTTATGTTAGTGTTTTCGCGTGAATTGCTTCATCGATCCACTGTTCAAGTGTCAAATGCTTTAAGTAACAGACATAAGCTTCAGATTCAGGTATTGCATAGCCAGTTTTCAAGTCTATGAAGTAAAAATAGCCATCTCCCTTTGCGCCTTCAATCTCAAGGCCAAGATGTTTTATTGCTCGATTGATCCTTTTTTTAGTCATTTTGTTACTTCCTCGATGTTAAAAAAGCGGTTTTGTTTGGACCGCAAACCCAAATTGCAATTGACTTTCAGTTGTCAAGAGAGTAGTAAGCGTTTTCAATCTCATCTTGAGTCGCCCCAAGCTTTTCTTCAATCATCGCTAAAACCTCCCCATCTTCCAGAGCTGCCTTCATGTCTTCTTTTGTGCCTGCGCCCATGTCAGAAAGCAAGTTCAAGATGTCGTTTTCAATAGTTTGCATTTTATTATCTCCTTTGTATGAATGTTTGTATTATTAGTAGTCGTTATTATCAAGCTCTGAGTCTATATCTCTTTTGAGACATTCTATGCATCTTTCTTTAGATCTATACCCCTCTGTAGATCTAATGAGATTTCGATCTTCCCAGTGACAAGTGAAGATGCCAAAGATTTTCACTAGAAAAACTGTCACGTCTCTGTAAGTAAATTCTTCTTCTACTGCTACTGCTTTATCTTCTTTTAACATTTTTGTTATCTCCGTTGTTAAGTTCCTATCATTTTATGTCGGGCCCCGATGATGCAAGATCTTTTTTAAAATATTTTTTAAATTATTTTTGAAATATTTTTAAAAAAGTACTTGACGCGGCAGTTCTCAATGTAATATTGATTCAACTTAATTCGGAGATAACAAAATGCGAACAACAATCAAATCAAAAAAACTGAACAGAACATTTGAATTCTGGGCTCCAACTAATGGCGGTCACATAACACTTGAAGAAGGCGAGAAGGTCGGGTGTCTTGGAAGGCAGATCTGTGAGGGAGGCGAATTTTTGGGCTCCACTCTTGTGACGCCTGCGGATGAAAAAAGGTTTGGTAAAATTTGCCGTTCATGGTATAAAGCACTTTTAAGAAAGGAGGCGTAACATGAACAACTTCCAACTAGCACAGCAAAGATATGAAGACATGGAACCCAAAGATGATTTTGACCCATTTTTTGAAGAAGTGGTCGAGATTTACGAAGCAACTTGCAGCACCTACAACATAGAACCAAACCCAAGGCTGATAAAAATTGCTCTATACTATGATGATATCGATCACCAGTATGAATACGTCGAAGACATTGTGGAGTCAGAAATGCTAAGACTACATGAAGAAGAAATTTTAAATCACAACTGGGAGCGGTCTTATGAGCATTATGTAAAACTTTGCGCTGAAAGAAAAATTGAGCCTCAGTATATCGGAGAAGTGGATTTCGATTGCCACTATGGCATAGATACAGCAGCAGCAGCAGCGAGATATTTTAAAAAACATCATGGAGGAAAATAAGATGATGAACATTTTCGACGAAGCGGGGCTGGTCCTAGTCCCGCGTCACAAGTACTTAAAGAAGTACAGGACCACAAACCACAAGTTCACTAAAGCTCTGTCTGGTGGCAGGCTTGGTAAAGATGATTTAAAGCTAAGAGACAAGCTTATTTCAGATGCGCTTGATATTTCAAAGCGTATCACAAACGTACTACAATTTGCAGAGGAGCGGGACATTGAAGCCAAAATTTAAAAACAAAAACGAGATGCCGTTGACAACGGAAAATTTAGATAACTTTGAAGGGTGTATCATTGTTGGTACAGCCACGGCAATTTTAATAGGTATATTTATCTTTTTTGAAGGGTGTATCATTGTTGGTACAGCCACGGCAATTTTAATAGGTATATTTATCTTTTTATTGGGAGTTTTGACAGCATCATGAATTTCACATTTACGATAGATGGCGACCCAGTTCCAAAGGAAAGACCAAGGCACACTGGGAAAGTCATATACACCCCCAAAAAAACGCTTCAAGCTGAAAAGAATATTGCTATCATTGCAAGGCAGGCAGCTCAAAAAGCAGGTTGGAAAAAAGCGGAAGCAGGTGAACCAATTTACCTTGGTGTAACGTTTACTTTTAAGATGCCTAAAAATTTAAGTCAAAAGAAATCGCTCGAAACTTTTTTGATGCCCTGCACAAAAAGGCCCGATATAGACAACATTATCAAGTTACTTTGCGATGGGATCAATCAAGCTAAAAATGTTTGGCATGACGATTCACAAGTAACAGAACTTTATGCAAGAAAAACTTGGGGTCAAACTGGCTCCACGATTGTCACAGTCAACAACTTTGATGGAGCAAAATTATGAGCACCTGTTTCTTATGCGGAAAGACAGGCACACTAGACGCGCACTGTAAAAACCTTGGTAAGTTTTATCCAGTTCACGAGCTATGCTT